CGGGCACGGATTACTATCTGTCCGACACGCCGGGCGCCATTTGTCCGCAGGCCGATCTTGCGACCGCGGGGGAGAATGTTTGTTTCCTCGGCCTAGCGAAATCGACGACCGTGCTCGGGGTGAATATCATCGTCCCCGGCGTGACGGTGTGAGCCGATGCCTGGCGCCGGCGACCTGCGCGCGCAGGTGAAATTTTCCAAGCCCGACGCGGTGCCGGATGCCTATGGCAACGTCGCGACCGGATGGCTCGACATGTTCACGGTGGCGGCGAACATCACGCCGCGGCTCGGCGGTGAAACGGTCGAGGCGGCCCGCCTCGCCGGCCGGCAACCCGTCGTGATCCGGGTGCGGCACTCGACGGACACGACGCAGATCAAAACCGACTGGCGCGCGACCACCGTCGAGGGCCCGACGCCGTCTACAACATCCGCACCGCGGTCGATCCCTTCGAGGGCAACGTCGACCACGGCAAATGGATCGACATGCTCGCCGAGGCGGGAGTCGCGGCGTGATGCTGATGGATATCACGCGCGACATTGACGTGCGGGTGACGCGCTGCATGCTGCGCGCCTATAAGGCGGGTACGCGCTGCTTTGTCCATGTGAGCCATGTGCAATTCATCCTCGAGCGCGGCGCTGGCCGCATCAGCGCACACCAGCCGAACGTCGCGATCTGATAGATGCCCGTTGCCGATCCGTCCTTGCCGCTGCAGAAGGCGATCTGTTCGCATCTGTCGGCGAACAGCATCCCGATTTATGACGGCGTGCCGCCGAATACGGCAAAACCGTATGTGAGTTTCGGCCCATTCGACGTGTTGCCCGACGTGGGGCGCTGTCTCGACGGCGCGCAGGTGGTGATCCAGATCGACGTGTGGACGGCCGAGCTGTATGGCGCGACGCGGCAATGCAAGCAGATCAGTGCGGCGATCGCCGCGCTGCTCGACGAGGCCGATCTCGTGCTCGACGCGCCGCACGTGCTGCTCGGCATGACGGTCGATCCGATCCGTTACCTGCGCGATCCGGGCGGCGCGATCGCGCACGGCGTGCTCACCGTCAACGCCTGGTGCGAGCCGCGGGATTAAATCGTCGTGGGAGTCGACGCGAATGTGCAGGCATTTCTCGATCGCTTGTCCAACCGCGGGCAAGCGGCAATCGAGGCCGAGCTCGAGCGCCAGGCAAACCGCCTCGCCGATGCGATGCGCGCCGCGGCGCCGGATGGGCCGACCGGCAATCTCGATCAAAGCGTGCGCGTCGAGCCGGGCGCGCATCCGCTCGAGCGCATCGTCGCCGCCGGCGGCGAGCTCACCACGCGCGATGGATACGATTACGCCTTGGCGGTCGAATTCGGCACCGAGAAAATGCCGGCCGAGCCGTTCTTTTGGCCGACCTATCGTCACATGCGCGAGGAGATCACGGCGGCGATCGAGCGGGTCGTCGCGCGTGAAATGAAATAGGAGGAAGCTGCAATGGCACAACCGACGACGTTCCGGTGGACCAAGATGAGCATATGGGTCGGCGATGGCGTCACGCCGACCGAGGATTTCACCGACAACGGATGCGGCCTCAATGTGCAAGGTTTCAGCATCACCGGCGAAACCTCGGAAAATGCGCTCATCGATTGCGCCGATCGCGACGCGCCGGCCTGGATCGATCGCGTCATCCGTTCACTCTCGTCGGGTTTCACCGGCGCCGGATTGCTCGCCGGCGAATCGTTCCCGACGTGGCGCGACTGGGCGCTGTCCGGCGAGAATCGCAACGTGCGGATCGTGATCGACACCGATCCGTTGCCGCCGGAAGGATACTTTGCCGGCAATTATGCGCTCACCGCATTCGAGGTGACGGGCAACGAGGCCGATGGCCGCGTCGGCATTTCGGTGACGGGCGCGTCGAATGGTGCAATCGCCTGGGTGGCCGGTGCACCATGAGCGCGCAAGGCACGCGCCGGCTCGCCTGGGCCGGCGGCGAGGACACGTTCTGCCTCGCCAAGATCGGCACGCTGATCGAGCTCGAGGAAAAGCTCGGCTCGTCGTTCGGCGAGATCGCGACGCGCATTTCGTCGGGCACCTGGCGCGTCGCCGACGTGCGCGAGATCATCCGGCTCGGCCTGATCGGCGGCGGGATGGCGGCACCGGCCGCGCTCGCCAAGGTCGTTCGCTACGTCGACGATGTTGCGACCTATCCGCTCGGGCCAAGCGTGCTTTTGTGCTGGTCGCTGATTCAGGCGATCATCGTGCCGCCCGACGAGCAGCCGCCGCAAAAAAAAACGGACGCGCCGGAACACGGTTCTTTCGCGACGACGGGCGAGTCAGCCGATACGGCTGCTATTTCCTCGGTGGCGGACTCGGTCTCAACCCTCGCCAGGTCGATGAATTGACGATCTGGGAAATCGCCGTGATCGTCGCCGGTCGCAACGCCGCCAACGAGCCCGAGCCGGATCGGCCGCCGCCGCCGACCGCGGCCGAGGTCGACGACATGCTCGCGCGGCATCGCAAGCTCATCGCCACACCGCGCAAACACTGATGGCCGCACCCGCGCTCTCCATTCCGCTGTCCGTGAACATGCAGGCGTTCGAAGCCGGCATGTCGCGCGCGCGCTCGATCGTGCAGCAAACGACGGAAACGATCGTTCGCCGGTTCGTGCTCATGAATGAGCAGATCGACACGAGCACGAAAGCGGCAGCGACCGGATTTACGTTGCTCGGCCGCACCGGCGTGGTCGCGATGGCCTCGATCGCCGGCGCTGCCGCGCTCGTCATCGGCACGTTCAAGGCGATGGCGGCGATCAGCGAATTGGCGGCCGAGCGGCTCGCCGAATTGGTGAAGCTCGGCGAGCGTGCGGAAAAGCTCGGGATCGGCACCGATTTCATGCAGCGGATGACGAAATCCGCGGAAGAGGCAAAATTCAGCACCGAGGAGCTCGATAAGGCGATCAAGAAACTCGCCGAGGATTTGCGGCCGACGTTCGCGCTTGAGGGCAAGTCGCCGTTTCAGAAAGCGATCGAGGAATTGACCGAGGCCGGCAACCTCAAGGGCAATCGTGGCCTGGCGCAGCTCGCCGCCGCAAATACGGTCGAGCAGCAATGGCGCGCCGTGCTCGTCATCATGACCGAGGCGTTGCAGAAGGGCGAACGCCTCGCCGCGCTCAGCCTTGCGGAACGGTTTTTGCCGTCGTCGGTGGTCGAGCGGTTGCGCGCAAACAGCGACTACATGGCGGAAATCCAGAAGAATGCCGACAAGATCGCGGCGACCGAGCTCGTGTCCCCGGAAGAGCTCGCGCGCGCGGCCGATTTGAAGCGGCGCCTCGAGGAAGCGGAAAAAATCCTGTCCGATAAATGGAAGCCGGTAATGGATTTGCTGATCCAGCTCGGCATCGATTACCGGGAGGGCTGGATCAGTTTCCTCGGCGTGCTGGCGAGAGGCGCGGAAACCCTAAGCACGATCCTGAGCATTGCGACGCAGATCGCCGACACGGTGGCGCGCATCGGCAATGCCCCATTCCTCGGCGGCACGCCGCGGCAGATCACGCCGGCCGAGGAGGAAACCCTGAAAGGACTCGGCGTCACGCTCGTGCCGACCAATGTCGACGAGCGGATGCGGGATGCGCGCGAGCGATTGCGCACCGGCCTGATGACGCCGGGCGCGATCGAGCGGCAGCAGGCGGAAGGCGCGAAAATCCTCGACGCCGTGCGCAAGGATCAATCGCAATTCGCCAAGGAAGAGGAAGAGGCGGCGCGGAAGCGGCTCGATTCGATCGAGAATTACATCAGCCGATTGCAGCGCGTGAACGAAGAGCTCGCCGTCGCGATCCGGTTTGAAGGGCAAAGCAACATCGAGCGCGAGCGGGCGCTGGCATTGGTGCGCGCCGAGCACGAGGCGCGCAAGGAACGGCGCGAGCTCACCGACGCCGAGCGGCAGCGGATTTCCGCGCTCGGCGCGCAACATGGCCAGCTCCAAACACTGCAGGCGCAATTGCGCGAAACGGCCGAGACGTGGCGTTATTTCGGACAGACGGCGGCCAATGCGCTCGCTGACATTGTGATCGAAGGCCGCAACGTGCAGGAGGTGTTCCAAGGCATTCTGAAAATGCTCGCGCGCGCCGCGCTGCAATCGCTGTTCACCGGCACCGGGCCGCTCGCCGCTCTGCTCGGCACGTCGCCGGCCTCGCAGGGTTTGGCGCCGGGCGGCGTCGGCGGGATTTTCGGTCTGTTCCGCAGCATGATCACGCCGCGGCAGCATGGCGGCCCGGTGTCGTCCGGGCAGCCTTACCTCGTCGGCGAGCGTGGGCCCGAATTGTTCGTGCCGCGCAGCGCCGGGATCATTGCGCCGCGGGGCGCCGGCGGATCGTCAATCAGCATCACCTCGAATGTGGACGCGCGCGGCTCGACCATGAACGAGGGCCAATTCCGCATGATCCTCGCCGAAAGCAATCGGCAGCTCGAGCGGCGCATCCTTGAAGCTGTCCCGGCGCGCATGGCGTACCAGCGCGCGAACGGCACATAAACGGCCAAGGACGGCCGCGGGGCTCGCCCCCTTGCTACCCTAGCGCCCCTCCCTCAAAACCGCGCCACGCGCCATCCTCGCCGAACATGTACTGGCATTTTCCCCGCTCATTCGCCGGCCGGTCGGTGGGGGATGGCTGGCCGCGCCTGATTGGGGCCGTCAAGCAGCCGGGCCGCACCGCCTCGGGCCTGGTGCCGACCACGACGATCAGCGGCGGCGGCCTGTGGGCGGTGAATTTCACCGGCATATTCTTGCGCCAGGCGGCCGATCTCAATCTATGGCAATCGCTCACCGCGTATCTCGCCGAGGGCGCGCGGCCGATCATCGTGCCGTTTTGCGTGCGCAAGCTCGCGCCGGTGCCGATCGAGGACGGCGTGCCGGTCTTTGCGCGGCCAAGTGTGCCACATTCGGACGGAACGTTTTTTTCCGATGGCTCGGGTTACGTGACGCCGGCGATCATTGCCGCGGTGACGGCGGATGCGGCGCTGCGCGCGACCACGATCCGCCTCACCATGACGACGGGCGGCCCGCCAGCCGGCCTGTTCTCTATTCACCATGACATCGGGCCGCGGCCCTATCGCATCCTCGAGGCGCTCGCCGT